GTAGCGGACAGCCAAAACTCGTTCGGCGTTTGGCCGAGCGCGTTCAGCACGATTGGGTTCGGATTAGGAACAGCGCCGGTCGAGTCGGCAAAGGTCGTCTGTTTTTGCCCTACGCTGCCAGCCACGTATGTAAAAATCTGGTTGCCTACAGCGGGCAAACCGGATGCAAGCTCGAACTGGGGCTTGATCCCGAACGGACTTGGATTGACTGCGGCCATTCTGCTAATCTCCGTTCATGGAATCTCTGTACATCGGTTACTTGGTCGTAAAACTGATCGTGGTCTGCGTTGCCGCGTTCATCGCCGGGTTCATGGGCTTGTTGCGTTAGGGCTTTCGTAGACGAGCGCCCTGAATGCGGGGCTCCCGACCACATCCTTGACTCGGCGCCCGGCGACTGGCGGATCAAGAAAAAGCGCCTTCAATGCGTTGCTGTTTAGCGCGGTGTTCGCAATTCTCCCCGCTGCGACCCCTCCCGCAAGCGCTGGCAGTGTTCCGGTAGCCCCGGCAAGCCCAAGGCCGCCCGCGCCCAGAACCACGCGCTGAGCGGCCCCGTGCGGGTTCTCGCGCGTCCTTACGAACTGCGCCGCAATGTCGGCGATGTCTTGAAGCTCTGGATTGTTGATATGCTTCAAGTTTGCAAGCCTGCCTATGGAAATGCCGCCCTCGGCGCCGTTGGCTGCAAGGTTTTCAAGGTGCAGCATATTGCCGTATTGCTTCCGTACCGTGGCGAATTCCGCCGCCTGAGTCGGCCCGAGCGAACGATTTAAAGCGCCCATGAGTGCCATTTTTACATCTCGCGCGGCTTTGGCTTCTGTTCCGTTACTTCCTGAGATGTCGTCAAGTTCCCGCTTGATATTGTATGCAGCCTGTCCGTCTATCTCGCCGTTGGCGCCTACCTTGTTGAGAATTTCATCTACTTGTTTGCCAATAATGCGAATTCCGTCTTTACCGAGCGTGCGGTCTGCCTTCGACATACTGTCGGCAAGGTCCGTCAGAAGCTGATTGTCTGCCTTCACTGGATTGTTTTTTAGCGTAACCTCAAACTTTGCCCCAAGTTCGTCCCCTGCCTTACGAAGCGCCGCCGTTACGTTGTCAGAGTCCTGACCGAACGTACGCGACACAGCGCGATTTACCTGAGACATCATCTTTTCCTCTGCGCCCGCGCGCCCGCTCAAGGGCACGTAGTTCAGGGACGAGGCAACCGCGTTTAGCGGCCGGTTGTTTGCGATCCTGTCCGCCGGAATATCAATTCCAAGCGCCTTTGCTTTTTGGTACAGCGCAACGACTTCGGGCGATACTTTGGGCGACAATGCCGCGCCAGCCGTGCCCGCCATCTTTGCGGCAACCGGGAAAGCGCCGCCGACGACTGCGCCGGTAGAGGCATCCTCTGGATTGACGAGTCCCGCAGATGCGCCGCCCACGGTTGCGCCAGCCCCTACCCGCGTCGCGGCGTTTGCTGCCGAGCCGACTGCGCCGGTTGCAGGCGGGGCATTGCCAAGGCTGAACCCGCCACTTTCAAGCGCGGCCGAGAGTTTCGGTGCGTACTGCGCTATAACCGGAATCGCGCCGGCGCCTTTCGCCAATACGCCGCCCACGCCGGCCGTACCCGCGATATTGCTCGCCAATTTCCCGCCCGCGTAGGCGATGGATGCAGGATCGGCGCCGAGCGCTTTCATCGCCTGATCGACTTCCTCCCTGCGATCAGATCGCCCGATAAAGTCATTTTGCACGCCAGCAGCCCTGGCTGCCGCATCGATCGGCGACAGGAGCGTTGCGCCAATGTCAGCCGCACCGCGCACGGCGCCGGCCGCGATGTTTCCAGCCCTGGCAAAGCCGGTCGATTCGGGAGCGCTTGGGCGTGACTGCTCCAATACGAACGCCTCTACCTGCTGTGGCGTCGTTCCTTCTGGAACATCAAACCGGCCTATGCTGCCATCCGGCATCTCAACGCGGGCGATGGGCATTACGTGTCTCCAAACGAATCTGTGGCGCGGTCTTTATAGGGCATTACTCGAACCCCAGGAATTTGATGCCGCCCGTTGGTTTTGCGGTTTCTGTAGGAGCCTCCGAACTGCGCGCCGATACCGGATTCGGCCTATACCCCTGATCCTTGGAATAGGTCTCATCCAAGTTTTTCGCCATGTCCCGATAGATTTCCGTGAACCGGCGCAGTTTTTTGACCACAGTCGCGTGATCGTCCGTCACCTGGGGGATGAACGGTACAAGCCGCGGCGACTCGCTCGCCGTCACCGCCGCGCCGCTGCGCTCGTGGATAATCAAGCTGCCAAGGTCAGCAATCGCGGCCCGCGTTTCCACCCCGGTCGGGTCCGTGCGGTTCAGGATTGCACCCGGCAGATATCCCTTGAACCCAGTCGCCGTCGTGCTGCCCTTCGCCGTGTTGACAGTCTTACCCTCTACCAGCGCCAGCGCCTGCTCGGCCCGGCGCAGGTTATTCGCGTTCTCCAAGATGCCGGTATTCGCGCTCGGCGGAATCGCCTTTAGCGGCCGTTCTAGAGGCTGGCCGTCAGGCCCTAGCATCGGCTGAGCCGTCCCGGCGCGCGGGTCGGCGAGCATGATTCCCTGCTCTGTCTGCACCACCTGGCCCTTTGGCTGCGCTTGGTCGTAGGCGAGGCGTTCGCGTGTGCGCGCATCGATCATCCGTTCCCCAGGCGTCGCCGTGCGCGGCGTGCTGCTCAGTACCGTGGGCGCCCCGCCAAGGCCCGGTGTGGCTGTCAATTGTTCAGTACCGCCGAGATTCTGGCTTGTGATGTGCGGCTTGTTCAGTTCCGCGTATTTCGCCCCGCCGAGCGTGATGTGCTGCACCCATTGGCCGAAAGTCTGCGGATCATTCGGAATACGCGCAAGGTGATCCTCCAAGGTGCCACTCATGGCGAGCCGAGGCGCCAATATCGGATTATTGAAGCCTGCCGTAATCAACTGCGCGGCTTGCTGCGGATTGGTCACGCTGCCCCAGGCGTTACGGTACGCAGCGTCCGCCTTATCGCTGGTTTCCTGCTGAATCTTCGGTATTTCGGCCTGATTTTTGCCGATGGTCGATTGGTGCATCAGGTTTTCAAGTTCGGCCTTCCTGAATGCCAAACCTTGCACCGGATCAATTCCCATCACCTCGGCGGAACTCGCGTTCGGATTGCCGGAAAAGAGTGCGGCAATGCGCCGCTCGGCATCGGCCTTGCGCGTCGCCTCGCTGATCTGCAAGCCCTGCAAATCTTGCTGGCCGAGCAGCGTCTTGATGGTCAGCGCCTTCGAATATTGCTCAACCGGGTCGGGAAGAGTCAGTTTCGGTTGCTGCACGCCGAGGATAATTTCGGGATTTAGCTGGCCCATGACAACCCCTTTGCTTTGCGTTCTGCCCATTGCGCCTTAACACGTGCGCTCATAGTCGCGCGACGCTGCGGGTCTTCCCATGTTTTCTTTAAAGATGTACTTCTTTTTTTCAGGGTTTCCTCAGAAGGTTTTCTCCCTATTTTTGCAAGCCTCATTTTCTCTTTTGTTGCATCCGTTGGATGACATACCATAAAAAGCAATCTAGCCCGCTCGACCGGATCAGCCGCTCGTTTTTTACCTCCTTCTCTCAAATTGATGCGTTCTTGCTCGCTTTTTTGTCTCCCGCGCATTCTGTCGCCTAAGTTTGCGCAAAACTCAGCCGAGCGTTTCTTTCCGGTTGTGGAAATACGCCTTTTTTCTATCGTCTCTATTGATTGCTTCTTTCCCAAATTGGCAACACGAAGTTTTTCTTTTGTGGCATCGCTCACGGTCAATCCACGGCATCCATCTCCGCCGTCAGTGCAGTTGTATCCTTCCGGTGCTCGCGTATGTTCTTCTCGGATTAACCTTATTTCCATATTCCTGCACTCTTCTAATGTTCCCCTTAAAACCTCTTCTACTACAAAGTTTTCCAGTCCATATTTTGCAATTGCAACATGGATTAGATATTTGCGGTTAATACAGCCTGCTTGATCTTTATGATATGAGATTCTTCGAGCAACGCCCAAAGTGGAAATACCTATATATTTTTTTCCACTCGGAGATGTAAGCCTATACACAACGCACGCCGTAGACGGATCCATGAATGCCATAATTTCACCCATTCTGAAATTGTGGCAGTTGACGCACCCGGAAAACGACTTTAGACTTCGGACATGGTTCTGTGGCCAGGTGCGAACTGACACAGGATTTGGCGCCCTGGGGAAGCAACTCCTCGGGGCGTCGTTACTTGTAACGCTACACATTGCCTCAAAGGTTGTCAACAGAGTCACCCGTTTGCGAAGTAAGTCGGTTGCCGCTGCGCCAAAAGCGCCTGCAAGGTCGCGTTGCTGCTGAAATTGTTCGCCAGCGAGTTGATATTTCCGGCGGCATTGGTAAAGGCATTGCTGCCACCAACAATGCCCGCCGAACGCGCCGTGCCCTGATCTGTCAGCAGCCCGGAGACGGTGTTCGCCGCGTTCGTGCCCGCCTGCGCCACCTGCCCGACCGCTGTCTGCCCGGTCCCAGAGACCCCGCTCAGCCGGTTAAACGTGTTCCCCTGCTGCGTCTGATACCTATTGAACGAATCATTCGCCTTGGTCGAGCCGTAGTCGTTCCCGAACTGCGTCAGCGCCTTCAAGGTAGCGCCAGAATCGTAATTCCCGCCGGCGATCGCTCGCGCGTTGATCGCCTTTGTGCCCTGATCCAGCCCAAACTGGAGCCCGGAGTTGTAGACCGGATCGGCGTTCAAGTCCGCCGAGGTAAACGGCTTCGTCAGCGAGCCCGCGTCCGAACCGGTGTAACCCGGCGCCGTGCCGAGCAACTGAGACAGGCGCGCATTGGCCGCGGTGCCCGTAGCAAGGAATGGCGCGTTGTTCGCCTGCGTCACGTCGAACTGCCTGCGCTGCTCGGCGATCGCCGCCTGCGCGGCCTGCTCCTGCGCCTGCGCCGCCTTGCTGCTGGCATTGCTCGCGTTGGCGCCGGCCAGCAGCGACGCAATGGCGCCTGTGGCCGGGATGCCGAGCGTCAGGTAATCGCCCGGCGTGCCGGTGCCGGCAATGATGCGGTTCAAGGCTTCCCCTGCACCGCCTGCCTTTGCTGCCGCCAATGCTGCGGGCGCAGCAGCGGCCGGCAAACCCTGCGCCGAGGCGTTGGCAGCAGTCGATAGCCCGGCATCGCTAGCAGCACCAGGGGCTGCTTGCGCCACGAGCCCACCAGCGGCACCACCTAATGCCCCTGCGGTAGCGGCGTCAAGACCCCAATTCGCGGTATTGCCGCCGATGAATGATCCAAGCGCATCGCCTCCGGCCGCGCCTACCGCATTCGCGGCCTCCAGCGTGCCGGCACCGGCACCATAACCACCAACCGCACCGCCGGCACCGCCGGCACCGCCTGCAAGTTCCCCTGCGCCCCCCAAAAACTCGCCAAGGGCCGGGCCTGCCACGCTGCCGAGGACGCCGCCGCCAATCATGGCCGCTACCGGCGCGGTGTTGCGGAACGTGTCGGAAAGGAAACTGCCGAATCCGCCGCCGCCAGTTTTAGGAGAGTTGTTTACAAACTGATAAACAGCTTGAACAACATTCGGATCGGCAAATTGGAGCATCGGGTCTTGCGTTTGAATCATCTGCAAGACTTTCATAAACTCCGGGGAAGCGCCAGAAGGATTAGACCAAGTGCCTGTTCCTGGCCCTGTGGGAGCGGCTTGAGGTTGTTGCATCCCGCCCATCGTCGCCGAAGGCGTCGGATTGGTCAGTGCGCTGAACGTGTTTGCAGCCATGATGTGTTCCTATGCGGGCGTGCCGTCGGACGTAACCCAGACCGTAGGCGTCAGCGATTGAATCCAAATCGGTTTGCCGATAGAAGTATCCATGAAAAAACGCCCGACCCAAAGTAACTTGACCGGGCGCTGCGCCGTCGTTCCAGATTGCACCATGGCATTGCAGATCATGAACACGGAACCAAAGAAATTACGCCACGATTCGTTGACCGCGAGCATGGAACCGTCATCGTCCATTCGGTCAACTGGCGTGCCGGGGGGAGCGTTAATCAAAGCTGCCATCAGTCGCTTTCCGGATTGAGTGTCGCACTGACGACGACGAACGGAACCGGATCAGAAACAGCGAGCTTGAAGGTAAAAGCTCGAGCAGTCCCAAGCCTGCGCCACTCCACGCGCGTACGAAACTGCCCGATCGCGCCCATCGTCTTCCACATCTGCGCGCCCCAGGTTTTGCCGTTGTCGCGCGACACGGATAGACCAATCTGCGGATTCGATCCTTGCCCCGTCGCCGTGCCGTTGCCGACTTCCATATCCACGCGCAGGCAATCAGCTTGCAGGTATTCCAGGCCCGGATTCGCCACGGTCTCGCTGACGATCTCGCGTTCGATTGACGCGCCGTTGTCTGTAAGTGCATTGCAATCGAGCCGGTGCAGGCGCCCAGTTGCAAATTCGGCCACGATCTGCTGTCCCAACAGCGTGAAACCGAAATCGGCCAGGTGCCGCGCAATGCCGAAACTTTTCACCTTCGACCATTGCCCAGGATTCTGCGAGCCGTCGTAGAGCCATGAAGCGGGCACGCTCGGGAAATTGATCTGGTACATCGGATGCCCGTTGCACATGTAGGAAAGTGCGGTTGCATCCGTCGTCACGGCGTACTGATTGATGACGAAATCCATATCCTGAGACGAGATTTTTTCAGGCAGATAGCCGTTCATCTTCCCGATCATGACTTGGCCCATGCGGTTTTGCACCAGCATGACGAAAGTGTTATCGAAGCGTGCGATGCTGTAGCGCGCGGCCAAGCCCCACTCATTCGCGGTGCCCTGCAACTGAGAGAACGGGAAATCCGCCGTGCCGGAATTGCCCCAGAATTCAGTGGTCAAATAGCCCGGCAGAATCAGTTGCCCGTTGCTCGCATAGACGCGCACGATTTGATCCGGGCTCACTTCGACATTCGCAAAGTTGAGCGCATCCCACGAAAGGCCGTCGTCGATATCACTCGCCTGAAAGCGGCTGGAATCCTGAATGCTGACTACGAAACGGCGCCCCATATAGGTGACAGTTGCCGGATTCGCAGGAAAATCCGCGTCCGTGATCTTGGCGAATACGTGCGTCACGGTGTTGTAGATGTAGCCGAACTGCCCATCGACGATCATCACTTGCACCGTATTGTGCGACATGCCCACGCGGCCTTGCGTTGTCAGCAGGGTGCCGCGCAGCGTGGTGACGCCGATATTATTAATTTCAAACAGGTTGCCGAGGTGGACGACAAAGCAAACGTCCAGTTCCTCGAATGCGATGCCGCCGCGAACTGGAGTTGGACCAAAGTCTACGAAAAGGCGAAGGCCGGGTGTGGCGAAGGCTACGAGCTGCGACTTTTCTCCTTGCGGCCGCGCTTCGACGGCCATGTTCTGCAACGAGTTCGCCGTGACAAATGGCGAGCGCGCGAGTTGACCGAGGCCCAGGAGAGAAATTCTAGGCACGCTTCACCCGCTGAATCCGTTTGGTCCCCACCAACCGCGCCGCCCGCCAAGCCCGGCAATCGCAGCATCCAGTTGCAGCACGCGCGGCTTGCGATTTGATCGCTTGACGATGCCGAGTGATTCGCGCGCAGATTGGATCAGTTCCGGGTAGTTCGACAGCTTCTTACCAAAGATTGGCGCGAGATCAATCCCCAAGTTTTCTACGAACGCTTTCGCGTATCCGGGGGGAAACGAAACCGTAGTCCCGACCGCCGCGACTTGCGTCAGCAGCCGGTCAATCGAGAACGTGATTGGGACAATTGCAGATGGCACCGGCCAGAGCGTCACCGATGCAGCCGGAAACGAATTTATGAAGAGGTAACGCAGCGGGAACTGGCCGGGCTGATCCTTCACGCCGACCATGTTGTATTCTGCCTGCGACCAAGGCAGGCAGATGAACGACGCGCCGTTGATTACGGTGTACGCGGGCTCCCAGATACGCTGTGGGCGATCTGCGTTCCACGTGGAACCTGGGCCGATTAGGTATGTCGCCTGATTGGCGACGGTGTTGAATGACTGATTCGCCGAACCGTAGACCGCGAGATTTTGCGCGCTCCACGAATCAATGAGCTGATTGAATTTACGCAGGCAATCTTGAGTTTCGTCAAAAGTGAGTACCTGATCTGTGCCCAGGCTAGAGGTCAGGCCAAGCGCATCACTGATTATCTCCAGCGCAGTTGAGCTTGGCATCAGCAATCCTCATGGCGCGAGGTTACACGCCGCCCGGTGCGGGGAAGAGGATCCAATCTATCGCCGTGGCAGCAGTGGCGTTAGCGGTGCCGAAGATAGTAAATGATCCGGCTGCGCACACGATGCGCTCTACGCGCAAAAGTGTGCCATCCGCCGCAGCCTGCGAAACGTAGGCGCAGACTTTGCTGCTCACCGTGCATTGTGGATTGGTCACTACCACGGAAGATGCGCCGATAGCGACGGTGACGGTCCCGCTGTTGTACGTTGTAGATACTGCGCCGGATGTGGCCGGCCCCGCGTTCGTCACCGCGAGCCCTTGCGCAATGAGTGCGGCTTCCGTGTCTGCCGGCAATTCAACAATTGTCCCCGAGGCATAGCCGCCATACGCGCGATTCAAAAGCACCATGATGTGATTCCTTTTCCTTTTCGTTGGCGATTACGTGTGGTTCTCGGCTTTTTCCGCTGCGACTCGATCCTTTTCCGCCTTCACCTCGGCCGCGTGCGCCGCGACAGGATCAACGGCGATCGTAGCGAGTGAGCCAGGATTGTGATGCTTGTCGTCGATCACCGCGTCGATCCATGCGACAACTTGCGTCAGATGCGCGCCGATCGAATCGATGTCGCTCTTGGAGCCGAGCGCCAGTTGATTGCGCAATGAGACAACATGCGCGCGTAGTGCTCCGAGGGATTCGGGGACAGTGAGCGGCTTCGGAGGCGGCAGCGGAACGGCCTTGCGCTCCGGAGGCGGCATACCCGGAGGCTGCGGCGTTGCGACGGAGGCGATTTGCTTTCCGACTAGTTCTTCCTCTTTCGGAGGCGGCAGCGTGAGTATCGTGCCCGCTGCGTAGCCGTCGTACTCCTTCAAGAGCTTGATTGTCATTTCTTGTTCCTTTTCTGATACAGTGACTATGCCACAAGCGGGGCCGCAGACGCTTCAAACGTCATGCGACCCCTATCACTCTGCAACCTGTTAGAGAGGTATGCATCATGATTGACCGCAATCTTACTGCCGAACGCCTGCGCGAGTTGCTGCACTACAATCCGGATACCGGAGTTTTTACACGCCTGCGCACCGCAGGAGGTGTGTGCGCTGGAAGCGTTTCCGGATACGTGGCTAATGACGGCAGAGTCCTTGTGAACATCAACAATCACCCCTACAAAGCGCATCGGCTCGCGTGGTTGTACGTGACTGGAGAATGGCCGAAACATGATGTTGACCATCGCAACGGAAACATGGCAGACAATCGCTTTTCCAATTTGCGCGATGTTCCACATCAAGTAAATCAGCAAAACAGACAGGGACCGACAAAAGCTAACCGGCTGAAATTCATTGGCGTGACTCCGAATCGCGCACGCTTTGGCGCACAAATTAAGATCGACGGCAAGCGCGTATGGCTTGGAACTTACGACACGCCAGAAGAAGCTCATGCTGTCTATCTCGAAAAAAAGCGCAAATACCACGAAGGGAACACGCTTTAAGGGATTGTGAAGTAGCGTACCGATAACTCGGGATAAGTTGCCGCCCATCCAAAAAGAATATCTATCCGCATGTTGGCGATATCCTGCGCGCCATCGAAGTACTCCAGCACGCGAAGTCGGAATCCTTCATCGGAAACCTGCTTCACGGACATCACGCCAGTTGCCGGTGGTTCATATAAAGGCACCATCGCCAGCGTGAACGCGTCCTGATGGAACCCGATGTTCGTCGAATACGCCGTGCTTGCGGCGCCGAGAATGACGAACGGCTGCGCGGTAGTCGGCGAAGCCGTGACATTTTGGAACGGCCCAGAGGTCACGATTGCCGGTGAAATCGGCAGCGATACCGCGCCCTGCGCCACGTCGGCGGTAATCACGAAATTGGCAAGAGCGCCGGTTGACGTGCGCGACTGCGGGTTGACCGCAAAGACGCCAGGCAGGGTAATCGTGGTGCCACGCGTGATCGTGCCCGCGCCGGTTGCGGCCACCGTAATCGTCGATCCGACTTGATTCGCGCCGTTGATGTTGGATGCCGTGCCCGCGCCGTTCGTATGCACGTCCACGTTCTGATCCATGTTCGGATGGATGCCGAACGAGTCCTGCATGTAGCCGGTGCGGTATTGGCCGCTAATCCTCTCCTGCATGTTGAACAGGCCGGCGAAGCCCTGGATCATGGCGCCATTGAGCGCCGGGTTCATTACCACGTAGCGGTTGCCATCCTTGACGGGCGCCGCCATTTCGTCCAACCTCTGATTGATGCTCGTCAGCGCGTTGATCGCAAGCGCCTGCGTCGTCGGCAGCGCGCCGGTCGGATTCAGCGTGTTGTACGTGGCAAAGTGGGCGAGCTGCAAGCCTTGGCGATCGATCTCGTTCGCAACCGGCGCCATCGCGGCGCGTACCTTCTTTTCAAACTGCGTAAGCGACAGCGTGCGCTCGAACGAGTTGAAGAAAATATCGCAACCGCCTTGACTGACCGTCAGCGGAATCGTCGTTTCCACCGTGGTCTGGGGCGCCGCGACTCTGCCCGCGCGGTAGGTGTAGCGCGGCGGACGCTTGATGTTGATCGTGGCGCCTGGCGCATAGCCCCGGCTCATGTTGCTCGCGTACTCGTCCTCATAGTCGCGGTTGACCGCGGCCGAGAATGTGAGCATGTTTTTGAGGACGGCGAGCGCTTCCTTCGCCACCAGACTTGACGTGACTAAAACGTTGGACATCTTGCGATTCCTTCCAGCGACGCCTCGCGGCGGTAGCCTTACAGCGTTTTAGTGCGGAGGTCGCATCCCTGCGATGCCCCGCACCGCTTGTTTCATCTTCGCGCCCATCGCGCGCCTTGCTTCGCGCGTAGCGCCTCGTACTCTTTCTGGCTCATATCCCCGGAGAGTTCTCGGGAGATGCTGCGCCCGCCGTTTAACGGCGAAGGCGGCGCCGGCGCGTTCGTGCCTTTCTTTCCGGCCGGGCTCGCTAAGCTGGTTTCCAGTTTCCCGAGTTCGGCCACTTGCCGCAGCGGAGAGAGGTCCGTAATCCGCTCGGCCACGTCAGGGTTTTTCGCAAGATGGTGCAGGAGCGCAGGCCCCACTTCGGATTCAACGATCGCCCTTCGCGCGGCGCCGGAGAGGTCGGGTAGCCCTTCCTCAACGTACGCTGAGACGACCGCTGCGTAATCCTTCTGCTGCGCCTGAAACGCGGTTTCCCGCGCCTGCCAGTCGGCGGCGAGCTTTTGCGTGCTCGCTACCTCGCGGCCCTGCTGTTCGGCTTGCTGGCGTGCCTGGCGGTCGCTCTGGAGGCTTTGACTCGCCACCTGCGCCGCGTCGTACCGCGTGACGGCGCGCAAGTAGCTCTCGTAATCCTCGAATTGCTCGCGCTTTGGCTCGCCTGTTTCCTGCGCCGGCCGAGACTGCGCTTCGAGCCGCTGGTTTTGCTCTCGGAGTAGCCTGACTTCGGTTTCGGCTGCGACGCGGGCGGTGCGTTGCCGGTCTAGCCTACGCTGGAATGCGGACTGCTTCCGAGCTTCCTGCTGCTCGGTAGTCTCTGCTGCGTTTTGCGCGAGGTCTTCCGTCGTGGCGGGTACGCCGGCTTGGTCTTCGGCGCCGGGGGCCGGTAGGACGCCGCTTGTAGATGTGGCATCAGATGTGTTTGTACCCGCAGGCGCTGAATTTGTCAAATCCGCCGTATTTTCCATGATTTTTCCTACGTCAAACCCAACGGCGCCTGAACTAGCGCAGCGTTAGCTTCGTTGCGCTGCACTTGCCACACCACGGATTGCAAGTAGTCGCGCAAAAACTGCTGCACTTCGGCAATGGTCGCGTCTCTGCCTCCAGGCAGACCCATTGCCACGCCTACCGCGTGTACAACGAGCGCGGATTGCGGGACGCTTGCGGTTAGTGTGATAGCTGGCATCAGAGTTATCCTCCAGGGTGAAATTCAAGATTCAATTTCATCACGGCGCTGCGGGCTTGGCGCCATTCGGTTTCGCCTTCGCACCCTTGTCCGCAACCGCGAGTTTCGATCCAGCCATGATCTCGGCAACGCGGATTCTCGTGTGCGCTTCAAGCGCGGCTTTCCACGCCTCGAATGCTTCGCCCTTTTCGCCGTTCAAGCCTTCGGCGGCGGCATTCGCTGCATCGATCTCGATTTGCTGCTGCTGCTGGAGCAGCGTTGCCTGCGCCGTCATGTGCGCTGTCTCGGCCTCCTGTGCCGCTTTGCGCGCATTGTGCGGCACGGCGATCGCCTCGGCCTGCGCCCGCAGCAAGTCCGCCTGCGCGGTCATGGTCTTGGCCTTGGCTTCCTCGATCGCCGCGGCAAGTTTCATCTGCTCTGCCTGCTGGCGCTGCGGTTCAAGCTGCTGCTCGTTCAGCACTTCTTTCTGCTTCATGGCGGCGAGCTGCTGCCCCGCGATATCGGCCTTCTTTAGCGTCTCCTGCGCCTGTTGCAACTGCTGTTGCATCTGCGCTATCGCCTGCCCCGCCTGCGACACTGGCAGCGGCCCTTGCGGCGTCTGGATCATGGGTTCCTGCTCTTTCCCATCTTTGTCCGGCCCGCGAATCTCTGGCGGAATCGTCTTGGCGATGCGCTCGGCCATTTCGTCGGCGCCCGGCCAGTCCTGGTTCTTGACGTACAGATCGCCTATCACATTCCACAGGCCCGGATTCTTCGCCATGTTCTCGGCCATGCCGTCAGCGGCCTCCTGGCGCAGCGTGCTGTAGCTCGGCCCACTCGATACCGTCGTGTCGTACTCGCCGCCGGTCATATCGTTCAGGATGCGCGTAATCGCTTGCCCCTGCTCGTCCTGCTCAACCTGCGGCGTATTGATTTGCGCATGTCCGATCGTGCCGTCCTCGTTCATGATCTTGGCGACCCCCTGCCAGTCGTAGTAGTACGGGATCATGTAGTTGAGGCACCGCGCGGCTTGCTTGATTGCGCGCATCAATCCATCGGCGTAGTGAAACGACGCCATTTCGCCCTGGCTCTGCTGGCGCTGCTCTTGAATGCCGGATTTCGCCGTACCAGCGGCACCGAGTCGCCCTTGAAAGGTTCCAGTAAAAACTCCGGTTGTTTGTTTTACATTGTCGCCCGCGTGTAGTGCGAGATTGAGGTATCCGACAGGAATATCCGCCATCGGCTGACGCTGCGGCGCTGGCACTACATGCCCATCAACCGTGGTCGGCTTGTAGAGCACATAAGGCAGTATCGAACTAGCGACGGCGCCCCATTCGTCCTCGTGGCCTTCCTCTTGGCCCTCGGCCATAACCCACGGAGATTTACTGCGCGCGGCGACTTCTTCCGTTGCGGACGTCATCATGACGTTGTACATCTGCGCCGGCCCTTTGGCATTGCGTATCATGCCGCTGCGCGTAACCTTGCCCTCGATGTCGATTTCGTCGCCGTACACGCAAAAGACCGGAATCCACTTGCACTTGATTTCTGTTTTTTCGAGAATATCGACGGCGGTGATTTTGTGCCACATCACCTTGCAGCGCGTGCCGGAACGCGATTTCTCGATCGTCACGCCCGGCGGCAACTCAAGCAGATCATCTTTGAATCCGCTCTCGCCATTGGAGAGCAGTACCACCGTCGCAGCGGTCTTTTCGATCCGGTAATATTCGCAGATCAGTACATTGTCGAGACTGCCCCACGCGCTGTAGCCGGATGCGCTGTTGAATAGACTCGAATCGCACGCCTTCGCTTTCGGAAACTGCCGCTTGAATTCCTTCCGATCGAGCAGCGATTCAATAAAGCACCACTGCATATCGGAGCCGTCAGGCTCCGTGCTCAGTGGATCAATCTTCACGGATAGCGCGTTGCGGATGCGCTTGAAGCACAACTTTTGATTGAATGTTTTATCGTCGTAGTATTCCGGCACAAGGCGGAAATAACCGAAGCCTATTCCGGCCGCGCTGTTGACTGCCGTGTCATACGCTGCATCCGCGTTCGATTCATACTCGATGTGCCGGATCATGCCTTGGCGCACCTTCGCCGTGTCGTCGTCGGCCGAGTCCCCGACCGGATGAACCTTGATGCTTGGCGTAGTCTGCCGCTGGTCGTTCGTGACTTGATGCAGGTACGTGGGCAGCGAGTTGACGGTAATCATCGGCCGGCGCGCGATCGTGCGCTGCTGCACCGCGATGGGATCCCACTGGTTTGTCCCGCCTTTGAGAAAAAGCAGATCGTCGCGCGCGTCTACGCGGTTCTCGCTCTCGGCGGCTTCGGCAATGGCGTAGCGTTCGCGCGCCTCGACCAATATTTCCTCGTCCGACTGCTCGCCAGCATCCGGCAAGTCTTCGGCGTCGGGTTCGTTTGTGCTATAGGCCATAGATGAACTTATGCGCTTTGCGCAAGGCTATCGTTTCTGCCTGATACATCGACGGATCATTGACGACACTACTCATAGACTGCAACGGTCCATAAAGCCAAAGTTTTGATTCCAGTATTACCAATGCTTCCCTCGCCACCACCTCCGGCGTAAGCAACCTGTTCCCATATGCCAATTCAATCGCAGGCACCTCTAGCGAAATGGAATCAGGATGGAATATCAGTCCGCCGTCAGCAGGCATCGCGGGGCGCATCAGGCTCCCGATGCGAACGAACGCAGGCGCAATACCAGCCGCCAGAATTGCGCCGAGGAATCCGCGCCTATCCATTGGAAAGCCGTTTCAAGAGTGCTCGTTCAGCGTCCAGATTTGGTTCTACCGGCCAACCGGTACTATCCTCATACCATGCGTCCGCTCTTTCAATCGCGCGCTTCAACGCTGCAAGCAATTGCTCGATTTCAGCGTCGGTCAGAGTGCTATCCATGCGCGATTCTCACTACACGCTCTGGCCGGCGCGCGAGCAGCACGCACGGTTGCTGCTGGATCGGAACGAATCTAAACTTGCTGTAGAACTTGAGCAACTGAACCATGCTCAGGCCGCTTGCGAAGGGTTCCGGTTTTACGATCAGCGCGAGTTCCGCTTCATCCGCTTCGCGGCAAGTTTTCCAGAGCAGCGCGGTTGCTTCGCCCCGGCCTTGGTCGGTTGATTGCACGGCGACGATTTCTCGAGTGCGTTCCCAGAATTCAACCGGCAATGACTCGGCGATCGCCACCCGCAGCGACGCTGATTTGTGCGTGCGTTTGCCGGGGCTCACGACATCCATCCCCCACCGATAATCGCGCGCTGCTCCAGCGGCTTTTTCTCGCGGCGCGTCACTCGTCGCGCTGCCTCGCAGGCGTATCGAAGCGCATCAATGACGTGGTTTTTCTTATCGTCCAATATCGGCAATACTTCGCTCGTCAGCGGATCGAGTTTGTAGCTGTAGGTGCTCAATTCGTCGATCGTATGCACGCAACGCGGATGCACCACGATATCGAATGACTTCAAAAATTCTACGCCTTCATCAAGTGACTTCGGCCCCTTGATTGCAGCGTTGATTCGCGGAAAGCCGTGATTACGCATGTGGCTGATCGTTTCCGGCCGCGCGCTGTCCGCCGTGATGAACCACTTGCGCGATTCCGGCACGCGGTCGAATAAGTCGGGCAGGTTCACAATCTCGCACCCGATCATGTACGCCTCGTAATCGACATAGAGCCGGTTGCCTTCAATGTCGCAGCGAATCAGGACGGAAGGGTCAACGCTGAATCCCCAATCCGCGCCGAGCCGGTGAATCGTTCCAGGCGGACGGTCGAATTCCTCCACCGTCCAGTTTTTGAATACCCGCGCCTCACTGTTGCGCTGGTATTGTCCTAGCCAGATATGCGCGAACTTGTCCGGGTCGCGCCGCTGGTCGTAGGCGATTTCCGTCTTGAGCACGTCCGATAGCCACGGATTGTCGCGGTAGTTGCATTCGACAATGATTGAATCAGGTGGAGGATTGACCCCACGCAACAGCGCGTCTATCGGATCTGTTTTCTTTTCCGGGTTCCACGAGAACCACATTTCTGAACCATCTTTGCGAATCGTCGGCCGCAGCAAGTCGAGGCTGCGCTGGCTTGCTGTCTGCGCTTCCTCAAACCACGCGCGGTCAAAGCCTTCCAGCGACTTGATGCTCTCGGCGGTCTGGGTCTGCATCCCTTCGAAGATAATCACGCCGCCCTGCTTCGACAAAATGCGCTTGTCCTGCACTTCGAAGTAGCCGCCTGCGTTCATTGATTCGATCTTCACTTCAAGCAGTTTTTTGACGGAGAATTGCAACGATTTTTGATGTTCGCGCAGGCACACGCAATCGAGCGGCCCCATGATGGACTCTTCGATCATCATGCCGGCGAAGAAGTGACTTTTGGCTGCACCCCTTCCGCCGTATGCTCCCTTGTACCGCGCCGGCGCAAGCAGCGGCTTGAATACGCGGGCGGTTTCGATGCATAGCGTGCTCATGCCGCAGCATCAACGGCGTCCACGATTTTTCTGACGAGGTGATTGAATTCGACCGGACCGCCGGCCATTCCGGTGATCGCCTGCGGCACTTTCCCGTCCAGCCGCTCCGCAAGCATCTGCGTCGCCCACGGCACGCCGGATGCCGCGAGAATCAGCAATTTCTCGGCGCACTCGCGCACCCGCTCGCCGTCGTCCTGCGCAATCGCGCGGTAAAGCGCCTCTAGGAAAATCGGCCCGCGCTTGCGATCGTTGTTGTTTTTATTTCCGAGCGGGGCGCCGCGCTTCGCCATTTGCGCTAACTTTCAATGACTTGAAAGAGCGCACGTTACTCCTACGTCGTTTAAATTGCAATAAACGCTTATTTTTTTCTCTTTCTGACGAGTTTTCTCGATTGGTTATTATCTTCACGTTCCCAATTTCATACGGCCCTTTATCCAGAAATCTAGCCATGCAATATTTATCCGCTCCCCTCCCGCGCTCCGCAAACTTGCCTGACTCGCACCATATTTTCCAAAATTGCGCCAATGACAGATTGAATGCTATTCCGCGGGCTTTGGCTCCGCTCTGTTGATTTCTATATTTTCTAGTTACGCCATTCAGCGTTAGGAATTTCCACTGCTCCAACGTGACACTTGTTTTTTTTCGGAAAGCCTTACGCGCTTCGGACTTTTTTCTTAGTGCAAGCAAATGCTGGCCGCCGGATTTTGAATCCAAGCTAAACTTTCGCAGCAGAATTTGACTAACGCGTTGTCGCGTAAGATGCAACTGCGCGGCAATAATTGGCTGGCTCACTCCATGCCTGAATAACACTGCGATATTTTGGTCACGAGCTTCTTTTTCTTGCAATGTTGACATGTACCATTTTCGCGCCTTTTTTTAATAAATGTCAAATCTGTTAGAGCGGCGCAGCGCCGGATTATGTCAAATTCCCCCTGCCGGGGGATGCGCTGTGACGGCTGCGAGCGAGGGAGGTGCGGCGGTGAACCACTATGGCCGCAGGCGGGAATTTTGGTCCGATGGGTGAATATTATTCCGAAACTGTTCCGCGCCGTCAAGTCCGCTGTCTCAAGCGATTTAAGCCGCGATCGCGCCGGTTGATACCTGGATACCTCCGGACGGTCGATCGCGGCTTAAATGCCTCCAGGCAGCCCTTTCGCGGGCTTGGCGCGGCACTATTCGCAGCTCCAAACCTCAGTCTGCCGCTTCAAATCCTTCAGCGGGAACTCCATGCCCTGATTCGTCGTGAAAGACCGCTCGCGGAAAAGCACGTGATTCGTCGGCTGGATCGTCAGCCGGCCGTTGTCGAGGGCGATAAATGAGAATTCCTTGGCCTGCTCCGGCGCCATCGAAAAGCCGTCCGCGACCGGCGCGGCCGTGAAAAGGTACGTGCCCGGGAGATTCTTGCTGTTCGCGCCGCTGTTGCAGTGCGCCAAAACCTCCAGGCCGGCGAGATACCGGTACTCGATCGTTGAGAACCGCTCGCCGTAGCAATCCCATCGCTGCGCATCCTGCACGGTCCAATTCGGTTCCGCTTCCGGGTAGAACGCGATCGCGTGCGGCGGGATGTTGCGGTAGACGGCGCCCGACTCGAATATCACGGTGCAGCCCCAGACTCGGGCGCGCAGGCTGACGAGGCCGTACCAGAGCGCCGGCACGAATCCGGTGCGCTCCGTGTGCGTGTGCGCGGCGTCCACGAAAACGTAGAGATGGCGCGGGAGCTCGCCGACGAGGGTGAAGTCGGTCAATGCCCTACCTGATTTCATCAAACAGCAATTGCAACTGGCCCGCCGACTGCGCTTTCTTTTTCACGGTATCGGTGCATCGCGCGACGATATACTGCGACAGCACGCCGGGCAAAATCCCGCACGTCAGCGCCGCTACCTGAATCACGTTCTTGAACTGCTCCTGCGCATCGATCTTCCTCAAGCACGCCTGCTCCAGTTCCTCAATGCTCCCGCGCAGCGCCATGATGTTGATGCCCGCCGCGAGCGCGCGGACCTGCGTTCGTTCCTCAGTGGCCTCCATGAATCGGTCTCCTATGCCGATACGAGTTTGCGCCCGCTGTTGACGTCATCCTCAATGACGACTCCAGGAACAAAGCACAACGCCTCGGCCACGTTATCCCCCTGCTGCGTTGTTACCTGCACCACGCAGCCGCCCGGCACTTGCATCGCCTTGCAGCTTTTCATCCAGCCTTCGGCCTTGCTGCTCGCCTTGCACAGCAGACGGAACATATCGCCGTTGCCGACCACTTTTACGTCCGGCACGTTCACCTTCGTGCCGCTCACATCACTGTTATGCAGCGTCTTTTCCATTGCATCCTCCTTTCAAAAGTTGCTTGATCCAGGTAAGCGCCTGGCCGCTTCGTATCGCCTCCTTGTCCACCGGCAAGAGGCGCCATCCTTGCAAGAGAGACAGCGCGGCTTTGTTGATGTCCGCGTGCGCCTTCGCCCGCACGACGTGGCAGCCGCCTTGCGCCTCCACGACAAGGCGCTGCGCCTGGAACAAAACGTCCGCACGGCAACGGCTGCCAACGAGATAGGGAACATCAAACTGCGCGCCTTCGATCCCGGCCTCGGTGATTTGCCGCTCAAGCTCGGCCTCGAGCTCGCTGCGGGTTGCGCACTTCACCGGCGCCAAGCTCGCCTTCGCCGCCAGCGTGACGAGCGACACCTTGCCGAATTTGCGCTGATGGGCCTCGTACTGCGCGTCGCTCATCCATCGTCCACTCACGGCGCCGCCTTCCTCGGCCTGCCGACTTTCCGGCCTGGCTGCGTCTTTCCAACGCGCACCCGGTGCTCGCGGACGATGCGCGCCATGCACGTCTTGCAGTAGCTTTGCAGACCGTCGCGCGTGCTCACGTTTCCCGCGAACTTAGTCACCGAGAGCTTCTGCTGGCAGTTGGCGCACCACTTCATGCGATCTACTCTTACTCATTTTCCGCCGCATGTCAATTCCGCTTCTTGCCCTGCTCCCAGGCCCCGCGTTCTTGTTGAATTCAGGCAGCAGCGATCGAATATACGCAAGCTCGATTCTCAGCGCCTTGTCGCGGTCGCTAATCAGACCGACTACGGCATATACCGGCGGACAAGGACGCGAACGTATCCACTGCCGCAACTCCCGGTTATCACTTGCGCACTTGTGTTGCTTCGCTCTGGTTTTTAATTCGCTCGTACAACCGACGTACACCGGCACGCCATCTTCGTCCAAGATAGCGTAGATCACCCACTGCTTGTTTTCCATGGGAACCCCTCGTATGGGTTGAAGGCGCCAGCAGCGATACGAGCGCCGCCGGCGGCCTGGGAACAACATGCGCGCCCCCGTCGGGACGCACAGCGCAACTATAGCGCAAAAAGTTTTCCACAGTTATCCACAGATTTGCGCACAGGTGATTTGCCGGAGCCGCTCGCTGGCCGAAAGTCTGCCTGCAAGGCGCGGTCCAAATCGGCCAGCCAGGCAGTCAAATAGTGGGCGCACTGTTTTGGTGCTTGATACCCCGCGCCGAATTACCGACACACAAGCGAGCGCAGCGAGCAATTGCGCGGCCTCATGGCGCTAGTTTTTGGAACGGTGGTCGAACCGCGCAATGTTCTGGTTATGGTCTGGTCTGGTGGTTGAATTCCGGTTGACCATCCGGTTGGTACGTCGGTTAAACACTTGTTGAACGGTGGTTGAACCGGCGTTGAACCGGCGTTTAACCGTGGTTTGGTTTTTTCAAGGTAGCTTGACAAAAATATCAAGCTGGCTTACGCTCTAAAGTATGCTTAAGGCTTTGGCTATTCAGCACTTCGGAACCGCTACTGCGCTCGCTCGTGCGCTAAATATCACCGTTCAAGCCGTTTCCGACTGGGGCGATTTTGTGCCGGAAGGTCGAGCCTACAAACTCCAAGTAGTCACCGGCGGATTGCTGCGGGTCGATCCGTCACTTTACGATAAGGATGCCAAGGAAGCGGTCAATGCTTGAACGCTTGCCGTGGTTCAAGTTTTGCCCGGCTGATTATCTGCTGGACACTTTGGACCTTACCCACGCCGAACACGGAGTTTATTGCATCCTGGTTTTTACCTATTATTGGCAAGGCGGATTGCCTTGTGATCGAGAGCAGTTATATCGCGTTGCGAGAGCACACGAATCATCGTCTCAGACAATTGTTGAACGAATCATCAAACGGTATTTCCACGAATCCGATGGAAAACTGATCCACCATCGCATTGAGCGTGACTTGGAAAACTTGCGCGAATTCCTAGTGCATCAATCCGAGGCCGGCAAAGCGTCAGCGGCCGCGCGCCGTAAAACTCCAGCCAAAAAAAACACGACACATAAAGGCAATGGCGCCGCATTGCCAGGATTCTCTGCTTTCTGGGAGCCCTATCCGCGCAAGCAAGCGAAAGCGGACGCGATTAAAGCCTGGTCAAAGTTAAATCCTGATGATGCATTACAGGCGCGCATCGTTGCCGCCGTCGCAGCGCAAAAAAACAACGGACAATGGTCGAAAGAAAACGGAAAATTTATCCCTTATCCGGCCACTTGGTTGACCGGGCGCAGATGGGAAGATGAATCACCCAAACCACCTGAAAGGACGGTCGCAATATGATAATTCCGCACGATCAAATCCGCGCCGAGGTTATCAGGCTTTACGAGGATGGTGGTTTCCCCAAAGGCTGCTCTACCGGCTGGCCGAGCGTGGATAAGCTCTACACCGTGGCGATGGGGCAATGGACGCTGATTACCGGAACACCCGCAAGCGGCAAGTCGAATTGGCTCGATGCGCTGCTGGTGAATCTCGCCAAGCGCAGCGAGTGGAAATTCATCATCTACAGTCCGGAGAACTGGCCGCTGGCTCTGCACCATTCGACCCTGCTCGAAAAGTACCTGGGCAAGCCGTTCAACCCAGGATTGACCCCGCGCATGAACCCCGAAGATGTCGAGGAAGGCGAAGAATGGTTGCGGGGGAAGTTCAACTTCGCCAAGCCTGAAAAGCCCGACCTGGTTTCGATCCTGCAAGAGGCGGTGACGCATTTTCAGTACCCGCCTTCAACGGTGCGCAGTTACAACGTCGGGGTAGTGGTCGATCCGTGGAACCAACTGGAACATTTCAGAATTCAAGGAATGAGTGAGACGGAATGGATAAGCCTCGAATTATCTGAACTAATTCGCGTCTGCCGGGAAGCGAATATTCACGTATGGCTCGTTGCGCACCCGGCGAAGATGTTCCGTGACCGCGCCACCGGGAAACTGCCGGTCCCCACGCCAAGCGACGTATCAGGCTCGGCACATTTCTGGAACAAGGCAGACAACTGCATCACGGTATGGCGCGATCAGGCTGAGGACTCTGCCGAGGTTGATATTCACGTCCAGAAAGTCCGGTTCCGGCATATCGGCAGAATCGGACTTGCAACGCTGCGCTACAGCCGCATTACCGGCCAGTATGCAGAGATCATCAAGACCGCGCCCGTTTCCAATCTGCGCAAGGACTTCGACGAATGAAACACGACGGCGGCCCCGCCTTCCCCGGCGCATCCGAGAAAGAACTTGGCTTGACCGTGCGGGATTATTTTGCAGCGGCCGCGCTGACCGAATTGGATAATCCTGATAGCGTTTTCGCGCCGACACGAGAGCAAACCGCCCTCGGCATGACGTGGGCTGACGTGCTAGCGCAGAACTGCTACAAAGTCGCCGACGCGATGCTCGCCGAACGCTTGAAGTAGCCTACGCCCCTGGCGTCAGCCGCGCCGCCAGCTCATCCATCGCCCGGCGCAGTTCGTCGTGACTCGCGCCCGGATGCTCGCGTATCCACTGCGCCCGCTCGCGCTCGAATCGTTTCATTCTGGCAATCCCGCGCATGACCGCCGAATGGTCAGGTCCTGGCTTTCTGCGGCTGACGATCATTTTGCAAATCGCACACGAAAATTGAGCGGTTCCATGCGTAGGCGGCCGGGGCGAACGTCACGCCCGACCCCGGCCTAGCTTTTCCAGCACGGCGATAGGAGAAAAGCCGCGCGGTCGAGCGTTCTAGTCGGCCCCAGACGGTACGCGAGCTCCGTTAAATCCGGGGCCTGGCCGGCTGTGGGGAGGGAACCGCCGCGCGCCGGTTGGGGCGCAGTTTAGCACTCGGCCATAGGACCGGCCGCACCGGACCTTCCTGGGGTTGCGGTGTTGAAGCCGTAGCTTCCTGCCTCTCGGCTGCCATTCGTCTTGCAGGTGCCCGTATCGTGGGCCAGTCGCTTCTTACGTGGGAACCTGTTTGTGGCGATACCTGGCAAAGTCCGCCTGCGCCGGCCGGTCCAGCAAAGCGCATCGCTTTCATGCTCCGAGCCGGGACGACAACCCGCCTGCTTTCGTGCGGAGTACGCCAAGGTCTTGCGCTTTTTGGGCGGAACGCCGTAGAATTGCGGCATTGTTCCGGTGGCCTGCGGCAACAGACACTGGAGATTAGGCGCCCCAGGGATGCGAGTCCTTGGGGCGCTGTTGTTTGTAGGATACACACGGTTTTCCGCAAAAGTCCAATCTGCATATTCACGGTTCTCCGTAGGGCAGCGGATCGCCTTTCATACTTGCCGCGAATCCCGAAATCGGCGCCTGCCACCCGGCCAGCAGAACCGTTCGCCGCGTTCCGCCAGCAGGGATTGCCGCAGCGCCTGGGTACAACCATACCGGCATGAGAGCAGCAGTCTTGGGTTGCGCGGCGCGTTGCCGTCGCAGCGTGCGCTCGTGCGGCCCGCCCAATTCCACGCCGAGCTGGTCGAGAGTCAGCGGCCCGAGGCGCATGAGCAGCGGCGGGATGTCGTTTTTCACCCGCGCACTTCCGGTTTTGCCTGCCATTTTGAGGGCGAAAAGTGGCACGGATGCCGCGGCGACACGTAGCACCACTGACGCTGATAGCCGCACTGCATCCATCCCGCCGAGTGCAATACGCCGCTCGCGTCGTCAGCCGGGCGGGAGCATGCGCAGTTGCCGCAGCGCTCCATCGGCAGTTCCGGCGTGGTGGGGCTCATCATGCCGGTTTCCGTCCGCGCTTGTAGAGGCGCGGGTATTCTGCATTTTTCGGCATTACCCAATCTCGGCCTACCTTGATTGCCTCACGTATTCTCCCGTGCTGGCATAACCGGCGCACCCACACAGCGGAACAACTCCACTGCGCGGCAGCTTGTGCGGCCGACTTCATTCTTTTCATATCAGCCCGCTCTTGTCTTGGTTCTTTTCTGACTATTTCGTATTTCCCCTTTTTCTCTTTTTTTGCTTTGCCGCGCTTTATATTGCAGCTTTGACACACGGGCTCAACATCTAAAAACCGCGAATAGTCCCTATGATCGAATACAGTAGCACGCGAACCGCAATCAAAGCATTTTACTGTTAGTTTTTTGAGGTCTGGCAGCAATCCTTTCTTGACTGCGCGGCACACATAATTATGCGCCAGATGATAATCTCCGCCCATAGTTTTGTCCTCAAGTGTTGTAGGATACGGAATATTAAGTTGCACACTTGTTATTTGTCAACTGATATGATAGGGTTTTTCAATGGCGATCAAATCCAAACCTCTCCAAACCGTAACAGAAGCATCGGTCCAATCCGGCTACACGCGTAGCTGGATTCACCTTCTACTGCAAGCGCAACGTGTTCCTGGCGCTAAACGCATGGGGTCAATCTGGCTTGTGCCGAAACCTTTCAAATATATTGCGAAAAACACTTGACAAGTATCAAGTGCGCGTATATGTTTGAGTTGTGCGCTGCGCGGCGGCGCAAAAAGGGAGAAACGAAATGACCAAATCTGAATACCGGAAATTGTTCGCGCAGGCCGGAACTGATCTGACCGCCGCAATGTCGCGCATTGTCGTACCGCCGAACGCGACCGCGAAACAATTCAACGATGCGCAGAAACTGCGGGACGCGGCAGAGCAAAATTACGTTAATGCCAGCCTCGCGACGCAGCGCGCATTCAGAATCAAAACGCCGGTCGCACTCGGCAGAACGGAATAGGCGATGGAATTTTAACGCGAGAGGGGGAAATTGAAAATGAATGCAGACCAAAAATATAAGGCGGCCGTCGATAAATCGCAGTCAGAATATAAACGCGAAGTTGAACGACTCCAGCGAGCATTTGAAACGGCGATGGGAATGCGCAAATACTGTGGATCAGCCGCAGAAAAAGAAGAACGCAAAGAAAAGGCAGTTTGAAAGGTTCCAGCCTCTTGCGGCCAAGGAGGGCCGCAATGGACTGCGCACTTGAGGCAGGATGACCGGAGGGAGACGGGATTATGAGCACAGTAGAACAGATGGAAGCGCACGAGGCTCTACACGCTGAGATTGACCGGCTGCGCGGCATCAATGCGGAACTGCTGGATGCGCTGAAACCCTTCGCGCATTTTGCCGATCAGTGGGACAAAAATCCATTGCGCGGAATCGCGCATGATCGTACATACGTAATCCACGACGGGGAAGACGAAGGCGTTTTTAGCCTCAATGATTGCTATGCGGCCCGCGCCGCGATCGCCGCGGCAATGCAGGCGGATAAGTAAAAAGCACCATGATCCGCGTTAGCATTGAGATTGACACTGTGAAACCGCTCGGCGGCATCATGGAAAACGAATTCGGTGTTGGCGTGCGCGTTTCTGGCGCAGTCGTACCGCAAGACGTGCCTGAGGGCGAGGGCGCGACGCTGATTGGCATCCTGCTTGCGATCAACGGCTATATGCATTCGCGCGGGGCGCCTGATTTTGACTGCACGAAAGGACTAATAAGGAGGAATTGACCATGCAATTTCGCCTGAGACTGGTAAAGCAGATCGAGCGCCCGACTGATCCCCTGCCCCGCGCGGCGACGATGGACGAAAAGAGGGCGAGGGCGATTGCTTACCTCAGGAAGCGCGGGATTTACGTGCTTGACCGCAATTCGAGGGCGCCAAAATGGAAAGCGTGATTCCTGCGATTACTGATCCGCTCGGCGCGCATTGGGATCAGCCACCGTTGAGCGCAATTACGATTGACGAGACGCACGCGCTTATGACCGATTGCACATTCAAGGCGCTACATGAATACTCAAGTACCCTGCCGACCGGCGTTTACCCCGGCAAAATGTGGCGGCGGCATGATGGGATTTTCGATCGGCAATGCGCGCCCGCTGATTGGCAATGGCTGCTGTGCTGGTACGGTGAATCGGATAAACCAGATCAGTGCAGCATCAACATTCGAAAGGTGTTGATCGTATGAGCTACGAAATCTGCGACGCCTGCGGGAAGTCTGGCGAGACCGATAACGACGAGGGTGGGCGGTTCGAGCGCGGTCCGTTGTACGTTCATACGCGGTATATCTGCTCGCGCTGCGTGGCGGCGGAAATCGCAGCCGAGGACGTGGACGGCGACCCTTACGAAGAACTGCTCATCAAGGAGCGCGAGAAATGAATTTATCCGACATTAAAGCCGCCGCCCGCGCCCAACTTGAAGTGGACCTCGCGGAAATGCCAAAAATTATTCGCATACCTGCGATTGACGATCTGTACATGCTCGGATTCGCCCGCGGAGCTTACTGGGCACTCAATCTGACGCCAGCCGATTTTCACGATGACAAACCTTGCGAAATCGCCGATAAGCACGTCACCACCGAGTCGGGCGACCTGGACCTGGCCGGCCGGCCGTTGAAGCAAGGCAGCTAGATTTTATTTAATGGAGGGAGACGCAAAATGAAATTTGAAATCAAATCACGGTTCAGCGGCGCAGTTCTGTTTTCTCTCGAAA